CAAAATGAAAGAGGATCTTTCGGTGATCAATTAAGTCTTTTGTTAGACAACAGTGTTTCTAGTGAAGACGCTGTCAATTATTTAAAAGAAACACTTTTAGAAATTAAGAAAAAAGCAGGTGGTTTAGATAAGTCTATTAAAGATCCATATAAATCATTTAAAGTTAAATTAAATGATGTAATTAAAAAGAACAAGAATAATGACAAAACTTTAAGTTCAATTTTAGATTTCTCTAATAGTGGCGACCGTGATTTTTTTATACAGATGTTAAAAGACCCAGATTTTCCAGAAGCAAAAATGTTTTTAAAACAAACATTAAGAAACAAGTACAAGAATATGTTAGAGTTGGATGACGCAGGTAATTTAATTCCTATGTCGCCTAAAGCACACGATGCTTTTCTAAAAGCTAATAAAAATAGTATGGATGATTTGTTTGGTCCAGAAGAATTAAAAGAATTCGCAGACGCAAGAGTATATGGTAGACAACTTGACAATAGAGTTAAAAGAAAAGAGCGTCAAATAAGTGAACTACGCAGAGAACCTTGGGGCGGTAATACTGACCCAGAATATATTTTCCGTGAAACATGGACCAGCCAAAAAGAAGGTATAACCAGAACTAGAAAAGTTAGAGAAATCGTAGGAGATAATTCGGATTTATCTGATGAGTATAGGCTATTAATTCTTAACGATATAAAAGAACAGACAGGTGATTTTTCAGGTAAAGGTATTTTAAAATATGTAGACGAGTATGGGGCAATGATGGATGAGTGGTTCCCTAAACAATTCAAAAAAGATTTAAAAACTTATGGTAAGTTAATTGATGACTTACAAGTAAGTCCTGGTACAGTAAAAAATCCAGCATTATTAGTTGAATTAATTAACAAAGCAGCAAGAGTTTATGTAGGTTTTTTTACTGCTCCAGGTAGAGCATTAAGTGCTACTAAACAATTGTTGCAAGTATATAACGATAAAGCGTGGGTGGATATATTACTTAACCCAGAGCAACTAGCTACCGACATTGGTAGAAGAAAATTACTTAACAGTAGAACAGCAAGAGCTTTTGCTCGTGCTGGAGGAAGAGAAGCTGGCAGAGAAGAAGCACCAACAGAAGGTAACATCCCTGTAGTAAACGAAGGCGTAACTGAAAAAAGAAACAGCATAAGTGAAGAAGATTATAATTCAATATTTAATATGGAAGATCTTAAATTGAACAGGGGCGGTAGCCCATTAATAGAATTAAAGTATAATTACTGATATGAGTATCTACGATAGAGTAAATAACCAATCCTTAATGCGTATGCAAGAAGGTGGTCAACCAATGACTCGTGAACAAGCAGCAGAAATGTTAATGGCTGCAAAAGAAGGTCTACCTTTTATTCCTGGATATGGAGATTTTACTACTAACCAAGTAAATTTAGGTGGTGGACTAGGGGCTATTCCTGGTCTACAACTGGACTATAGTGGTGTATTAGAAACTCTTAAGAACCAACAGTTTGGTATACCTACTGTGTTCACAGATCCAGTAGTAGATGAAGTAGTAGTAAATGAAGTAGCAGATGAAGCTCCAGTCATGCCTGCTGCTCCTGTTAAAGACCCAGTTGTAGAAGTTGTGAGTGAAGAAGTAGCTGATGAAATAGTAGCAGACCCAGTAGCAGACCCAGTTGTAGTAGCACCCCCAGTAGTGCCAGAAGCAGGTATAGGTACTTTACCTCAAGTAGTTCTTCCACCAGCGGATGCGGAAGATATGGATTTAATTACAGGTACAGACGCACCACTTACGGAAGAAGAAATAGTTAACGTTGCTACTCCAACTATGACCCCAACTACAGGCAATGATATCGCTGCTTTAAACCAACAATACAACGATACGTTTTTAAAATTCTTAGTTCAAGATCCAGTTAACACACAAGCTGGTCAACCTGTGTATGGTCCTGGTGGTAATCAAGGTGTTCAAGGTGAACAGTCTGGGTTAATTGGGGGGGAAAGTATAAACCGTTACGCTCAAAACCCTAACTCAAGTTACATGTCTCCTGGAATTACAGGTACAGGTGCAGGCGGTGCTTCAATGCAGGATATGTTTAACAACTACGGTAATTACCAACAAACTTACTCAACTCCTGCGGATGTTCAATTTCAAATGGATAGTATTTTTGGGAATGGGTTTACAAATAATAATAATATTAATAATCAAAATTTTAATAACCCTTATGAGCAGTACGGTAACTTACAGTTCCCTGTCTTTGGTTCAGGTGTCACGTCTCTTGTGCCACAAGACGCTATTGACAATATGTATCGCTAATTTATATTAACCAGTCTGTTATACGTTCTTCTCCTAGAACTAAACTCGCGATAGATTGTTTCTTCCTTAACGCTTTTACTATCTTTTCATCTACTGTTTTATCACAAACAATATCTATGTAGGTAACTTTGTTTACTTGACCTATACGATGAGCACGGTCTTCAGATTGTAAACGTTTTTCTAAATCGTAGTTATTACTGTAATATACTACGGTACTGGCAGCAGTCAAGGTTATTCCGTACCCACCAGTCTGAGTATTACCTACAAAAAATCTTAAAGGACTATCTAGGTTTTGAAAGTCTTCAATTACTTGCTCACGTTCAGATTGTTCTACTCCACCATAGTAAGTTCCTACAGAATTATTACCGTAAATTTCTTTTAAAGTTTTTTCTATACGTTGTATGTCGTATCTATAGTTAGCCCAGATAATCATCTTTCCATCTGTTTCTTCTATAATAGAGAGCAATTCAGGGAGTCTCTGTGAAGCTATCTCGGTAGTTATGCCGTCGTCGGTTACTGTGAATCCACATGAAATTTGATGTAAACGTATGATTTGCGTTATGACATGGTTGATGGTTACTGTCTTAGTATTTTTTAATTGCGTGACAGAAAACCTTTGTAATTCTCTATATGCTTTGACTTGATCTGGTGTCATTTGTATTTCTCTACGCATATATACTTTTTCTGGTAGGTCTAAACAATCTTTCTTTAAAACTCTATGACTAAATTTTTCTAAAGTTTCATTTAATTCTTCTAAGTTTTTATATCCTGCTACAAACTTGAACGTTCTACCTTGTCCACGTTTTTCTACTAAGTCTGCGTACCTTGCACGGAAAGAATAAAAACTACTGAAGCCTAAAACTGCTGGATCTAAAAACATACACTGACTATATAAATCTAATGGGCTTTTAGTTATAGGTGAACCTGTCAAGATTCTTCTATAGTGGGCATACTTACCTAGCCTTACACAACTGGCTGTGCGTTTAGCCTCTGGGTTTTTAATTGTTGTACTTTCGTCTATTATAAACATAGTCTTATTATGTTGAATAAACTTACTGGCATACTGACAACCTTTTTTAGTACTAAAAGCATCAATATTCATAACAAGTATTTTTAATTTGAAATCAAACTCAAATAGCTTTTCCATTTCTTTTTCAAACTTTTTAGTATGGCTACTCTGCCACTTAACTATGTCGTGTGTAACATGGTCAGGCATATGAATCGGTATTTCTTTAGCTATCCAATTATTATACACACCTTTAGGTGCCACTATCAAAACGTTATATATTTTTGATTGCCCATATAAATAAACAAAGTTATCTATAACTACTTTTGATTTACCACAACCCATCTCCATAAAAAGAGCATACTCTTCTTTATCACAAGACTCAGTAAGTGCCTGCAGTTGATGATCGTAAGGATCTGTCTTAAATATAAATTCTGTCATTTGTCTCGTTTCTTATATATAACTATAAGCTACTTCTACTTTATTCTAAAATACTTATTACGTGTTTTATGCCAATAGGTATCTAATAGCTTTTGCTAATAGGTGGTCAAGCCTTTAAATATATAGACTTACAAAATCCCTATTACCGCTATTAGCTAATCGTATGGTTTTTAATATTTTTACTTACTTAAATTCCATGCCTATATATAGTAATAGGTAGTTTAATAACATAGGGCTTTATTTTTTTAGGCATCAGGCGTATAGTTAATTTACTTAATTACTTAATAGGTAATTAATTATTCATAGTTATCTCCCGTGAATATAGGGCTACCCTTAAAAGTAGCCCGACTTTAAGAGACAAGAAACAAGAATGACAGTATATGTAGTACAAAAGCCAAGTGCGAATAAGAATATTCTTTCTGCTGCGAAGTATGGAGAGTTTGAATTTATACTAGGTGATTTCCCTGACTTAATGTTCAGCCCTGGACCGACTGTTAGTATGGTTCGTAAAAAACTTAAAGATTTTTCCGATGATGACTATCTATTATTAATAGGTGATCCTGCCGCAATAGGTATTTGTGTACATTATGCTTTACATTATAACACAGGTAAGGCTAAATTATTAAAGTGGGATAACCGAGAGCATATATATTACTGCGTGGAGGTAACAACAAATGTTTGAACCAGAAGATAAGCCGATAGGAGACGCTAGTTTAAAAGCGTTAACAGATAAGTCTAACGAACTTGAAGAAGTACTCTTTAAAGTAGGTGAGATAGAACAACAATTAGGTGAGTTAAAAGCTAAGTCTAGAGAGATAAGCGAAACAACTATACCTAGTATGTTAAGTGAACTAGGACTAAGTGAAATAACCTTAATAAACGGTAGTAAAGTTAGCACGTCTGCTTACTACTCAGCACGTATCACCGATGAGAATCGTGAGGAAGCGTTTGCTTGGTTAGATGAAAATGGTTTTAGTGATATTATAAAAAATACAGTATCAGTAAGTTTTGGCAGGGAAGAAGACGACTCTGCGAAAAAGCTCTTAGAGACACTGGATACCGATGGGTACAAAACGGCTCAGAAAAAGCACGTTGAACCTATGACGTTGAAAGCGTTTGTAAGGGAACAAGTGGAAAAGGGTTCCGACCTGCCTTTAGAAACTTTTAATGTTTACATAGGTCAAAAAACTAAGGTAATAAAAAAATGAGTAATGAAAAAAGTGAAACCGCGATAAGCGAAAAGAAAAATACTAGTGTTGCTGTACCGTCAGCCTTTTTGGATGACGCTAATAGTGGACTAGAAACGTTAACTGCTGACGATATAACTATACCTCGTTTGAAAGTACTACAGGCTATGAGTCCTGAAGTAATGAAAAGCGATAGTAAGTATATTGAAGGTGCAAGTGCAGGTGATATTATTAATACTGTCACCAGTAAATTGTACACAGACGATGAACCATTGGTAGTTTTACCTGTGGCTTATAAGCGTTTGTTTTTAGAATGGGGTCCGAGAGAGTCTGGTGGTGGGTTAGTAGCTCAGCATGAGGATTCAAGTATCCTATCTAAAACTAGTAAAGATAATATGGGTAGAGATATGTTGGAGAATGGTAATTATATCCAAACTTCTGCTACTCACTTTGTATTGTCTATACATAAAGACGGTAGTTATGACACAGCGATGATTGCTATGGCTGGTACTCAGCTTAAGAAGTCTCGTACGTGGAACTCTGTTATGGCGAGTATAAAAATGAAGTCGGGAGATAAAGTATTTACCCCTGCCAGTTTTAGCCATAAGTATATTATGAAAACTAAAGCCGAGTCTAACGACCGTGGTACTTGGTTTGGTTGGAATATAACGTTAGATGGACCAATAGCAGAAAGCGAGATGTCGCTTTATCAAGCTGCGAAAGGTTTTGCTAGTACTGTAGGAGACGTGAATATTTCACAGCCTGCAGATAGCGACGCTTCAACTGAAGCACCATTCTAATCTAGGGGGCGAAAGCCCCCTTCTTTTTCTAGGAGAGTTTTTTGGAACTTGCAGAACAGTTAAGTTTATTATTCGAAGGTTCAAAACGAGCTCACGGTACTTTTAACATAAACAGTGAAAACAATGGTCAAAAGCAACAAGGCGTTGCTAAAACTATAAAAACAATTGGAGCCAATTTAGATAATTGGAAGTCACATTTAGAAGGCAACATTGGGTTAGGTATAATACCAATCAATGAAGACAATCAAGTTAAGTGGGGAGTAGTAGACGTAGATACTTACCCTTTAGATTTACCCGAGTTAGTTAAGAAAGTAGAATCATTTAAGATACCATTAGTAGTCTGTAGATCAAAAAGTGGAGGAGCACACATCTTTTGTTTCACTACTGATTGGGTTAGTGCAGGAGATATGCAAGATAAGTTAAGAGAACTTGCTGCAGGTCTAGGTTACGGTGGTGTAGAAATATTCCCAAAACAAAGAGAGGTACTAGTAGACCGAGGAGACATAGGTAGTTGGTTAAACATGCCTTACTTTGGTGGCACTACTTCTGTTAGGTATGCCTTTAATACAAAAGGAGAAGCTCTAAGTCCAGAAGATTTCATAGCTTTTGCTAGTAGCCGTAAGGTAACTGGTGAAGAGTTATTAGAACTTTCTGTACCTGAGTTAGAGGAGATGGAAGGTGGACCACCGTGTTTAAAAACTTTATTAAAGCAAGGCTTTCCTGAAGGTACACGTAACAATGGGTTGTTTAATGTAGGTGTGTATTTAAAACAAGCCTCACCAGACCAGTGGCAAACTGAAATAGAAGGGTACAACCGTAAGTTTCTTCAACCTCCGCTACCTGCTAAAGAAGTATTGACTTTAATTAGTACACTAGATAAAAAAGAGTATAACTATAAGTGTAATGACGAACCTATACGTTCGTATTGTGATGTACAGAAGTGTCGTACTTGTAAGTTTGGGGTAGGTAAAGGTAATACTGCTCCTACATTTTCTAGCCTAGCTAAACTAGACTCTAAACCACCCTTATGGTTTTTATCTATAGACGATAAACGCTTAGAGTTAACTACTGAAGAGCTACAAAATCAAACTAAGTTTCAACGTAGTTGTATGGAGACTTTAAATATTATGCCCCCTAGGACTAATGAACGTGCATGGCAAGCACAGATTCAAGCTCTAATGGATAGTGGCATGGAAATTATAGAGGTTAGTAATGATGTTTCATTAGACGGTCAGTTTAATGAGCTACTAGAATCTTTCTGTAGTGACTTAGCCCAAGCCAGCACACGTGAAGAAGTCTTACTAGGTAAGCCGTACACAGAAGATGGTAAAACTTATTTTAGAATTAAAGACTTTAAAGAGTACCTAATTAAACACAGGTTTACTGAGTTAGAAACTAATAAGATTGCTTCTAAACTTAGAGACTTAAAAGCTAACCATGTATTCTGGAACTTAAAAGGTAGGGGTACTAACGTCTGGTACATACCTGAGTTTGAGTACAGAGAAGAAACACTAGACGCCCATGACTTTACAGAGGATATGCTGTGAGTTGGAACATAGTTCTTGGACCACCTGGCACTGGTAAAACTACCTTTTTACTTAATACAGTAGAAGAGTTATTCGGTAAAGGTATACAGCCTTACGAGTTAGCCTACCTTGCATTTACTAAGAAAGCTGCGACAGAGGCTCTGACACGCGCTGTCGATAAGTTTGACTACGACGATGACCAGTTAATATACTTTAGAACTATACACTCACTCTGTTATTTTTGGCAGGGGCTAACTAGGTCAGATATTTTAGACCGTAAAGATTTAAGGTCGTTCAGTAAGTTAGTTGGTGAACGCATCAACTCAGCTTGGGACGGTGAAAACTTAATGGCTTTGAACAGTGTAGGTGACAACATGTTATTCTTAGAAAACATGGCACGTAATACCTGTAAGACTTACCGTGATTCATGGAACACTGCCCAGTCAGATATAAGTTGGATACATTTTGATTGGTTTTGTAGTAGCTACAATAATTTTAAACAAACTAATTTCTTGATGGACTATACTGACATGCTTTCTGGTTTTATGAATTTTGATACTAAACCACCTCTCAAGGCTTTAATTGTAGACGAGGCTCAAGACTTGTCAGCTCTACAATGGAAGTGTATTCATAAATTAGCTCAAGGTTTAGACCATGTCTATATAGCTGGTGATGACGACCAAGCTATATATAAATGGGCAGGTGCAGACACAGATCATTTTATTAATCTAGCTGGTAATGAAATATACCTAGAGCAGAGCTATCGTGTACCTAAAAAAGTACATGACGTAGCTTTAAACATAGTAAAACGAATAAAGAAAAGAAGGCATAAACCTTGGATACCTAGAGAAGAAGAAGGTAGTGTAACGTATCACAACAGTTACGAACACATAGACTACAGTGAAGGAGAGTGGTTGTTTCTAGCACGTAACAACTACCTTTTAAACCAAGTAGAAGAACACCTTAGAACTTGTGGATATTTCTATACTAAAAATAACAAGCCCTCAGTGACTGAAAATTTAATCAGAGCTATTTTAGACTGGGAGTTGTTACGCAAAGGGGAAAGCATAGAAGCAAGTCGTATCAAAAAGATTTACGGATACATGAGAGCAGGTAAGGGTGTAAGAACAGGATTCAAAACTTTAAAACAAGTAAACTTAGAGACGTTATTAAACATACAGCAATTAAAACAAAGCTATGGTCTTATGGTAGATAGTATCTGGCACGTGGCGTTTCATTTAATAGGAGACGCACAAAGGGAGTACATTATATCTTGTTTGCGTAAGCAACAAAAAGTAAATTCCTCACGAATTAAATTGAATACTATACATGCTACCAAAGGTGGTGAGTGTCAAAACGTTGTGCTACTCACAGACATGGCTACTAGAACATTTGATGAGTTGTATAGAAGCCCTGATAATGAGTGCCGAGCGTTTTATGTAGGTGTAACTAGGACTAAAGAAAACTTACATGTTATACAAGGTAAGACAAGGAAAGAATTTAAAGTAATGATATAACTTTACTTTTGCTATACAAGTAAAGTAAAATTAGTAAATATATAATAGGAGATAATTATGAATATATTTTATGTCGATAAAGACCCCTTTAAAGCTGCAGCTATGCTACCAGATAAACTAGTAGTTAAGATGCCTTTAGAAAGTGCCCAAATGTTATCAACCGTGCACCGTGTTTATAATGGTGACGCTTGGTGTGATATGGTAGGTATATATAAAACTGCTCACCTTAATCACCCTTGTACTATCTGGGCTAGGGAAAGCGTTATGAATTATAAGTGGCTTTATAACCACTTTCAAGCCTTATCAGAGGAGTACTCTAAGCGTTACGAGGGTAAACGTCACGCTAGTTGGGTTAAGTTAAATGAAAAACTAGCAGAGGTTCCTATCCTTATACCTAAGTATAAATTTTATCCACCAGCCCAAGCTATGCCAGACCAGTATAAAGACCCTGACCCTGTTAAGGCATACCGTAACTATTTAATTAACGAAAAGCATTACGCTCAGTGGAACAGGTGTACACCTAAACCTACGTGGTGGGTAAAGGAAGTAGCATGAAGCATGAAAATACATTAAAGTTTTTTAATTATTTAAACGAACGGCACATCATATACTTACGTCGTCAAAACGGTGTAGCTTTTCCGTGGACTAGTGACGCTATACTTACTGAGTATAGTTTTTGTAATGTATATCGTGAGTTAGATAAAGTAACAGAATGGTTACGAGTTAACTGGCGTGAACCGTACGCTGACCACCCTAACCTACCTTTTGCTATGTCAATGGCTAGGCAAATCAATTGGCCAGACACTTTAGAAGAGCTTGGTTTTCCTGAGCATTGGAATCCTGAACGTTTAAAAGCTATAATGCAAGGTAGAATGGATAGAAAAGAAAAAGTATATACTGGGGCATACATGCTAACAGGTACGCTAGGTGGTACTAAGGTTGAGCAAACTATAGATAAGATACTGACCCCCTTATATGAACACCACCCCCCTATAATAAAAGAATCGTTAGAAGAAACATGGCAAGGTTATCAAAAGTATGCTGGGTTTAGTGGGTTTATGGCTTACGAGGTAGTCACTGACTTACGTCATACTAAGTGGTTAAGAAACGCTAGAGATATTATGACTTGGGCTAACCCTGGACCTGGAGCTCAACGAGGTTTAAATAGGATTTACGAAAGAGAATTAAATAAGACAATTAAAAAACCACAATTAAATTTTGAGATGAAAGTGTTACTAGACTGCTCCCCTGAATATTTACAAGGGCATATGATACCACTAGAAATGAGAGATATTGAACACTGCCTTTGCGAGTTTGATAAATATGAACGTACACGTTTGGGCGAAGGCAGACCACGTGCAAAGTATAAGGTAAACAAATGAGAATATATATTCCAACAAGAGGTAGATCAGACAGTCAAGTAACGCTGTCTTTTTTCCCAGAAGAGTTGCGTAAAGCAGTAACGTTAGTAGTAGACGAGCATGAGAAAGATGACTATGGTAAGTATGATTGTAGAATTATGGTGTGTGATGACACCGTAACAGATATAGCCACTAAACGCAGATTTATACACGACAATACTGACGACAATAAAATCGTTATGTTAGATGATGACTTACGGTTTTATATTCGTAAGTCTCCTACCGACTGGCATCTAAGATACCTAGAACCTGAAGAGTATCCTGCTTTATTTGGTTTACTAGATGTTTGGCTTGATGACTACGCTCACTGTGGTGTAAGTGCTAGGGAAGGTAACAACAGGGTTGAGGCTTTATCAGTAGAGACAACTAGGTACATGAGGTTACTAGCTTACAACCTAGATAAGTTTGACGGCATAGAATTAGCAAGGACTAAAGTTATGGAAGATTTTGATATTAATTTACAATTGTTAAAGAAAGGGTTACCAAGTAAAATAAGTTATTACTACGCTCAAGGTCAAGGTAGCTCGAATGCTGCTGGCGGTTGTAGTGAGTGGCGTACCTTAGAAGTACAATCTGCAGGAGCAGAGTTGTTAGCTAAGTTGCACCCTGAAGTAGTAACGGTAGTAGAAAAAGAAACTAAAACAGCTTGGGGTGGTGGTATCCGTAAGGATGTCAAAGTTATGTGGAAGAAAGCCTTAAAGCAAGGTGCGGAAAATGGCGAGTTATTTTAATACAGGAGAAATTAAATGTTAGTTGTGAATTGTAGAAACGTGAACGATGGTTTTATAAAAGGTCTAGATATACTCAATGAGTTTCGAGATGACGTAAGGGGCAGTAGGGCAGGCTATGTGGTAGAAGCTCCTTGTCCCGTGGCTACGGTGTTTACGAGACCTGATGAAAGAGTATTGTTTGAACCTATCCGTAAAGCTAATCCCTTTTTCCATTTTATGGAGGGTTTGTGGATGCTAGGAGGACGTAACGATTTAGATTACGTTATGAAATATAACAAACGTATGAAAGAATATAGTGACGATGGTATTGTTTTACACGGTGCGTATGGTCATAGATGGCGTGAGCATTTTGGCGGTGACCAAGTAGAGATGGTAATTCAAAGACTTAATATGGATCCTACAGATAGACGCTGTGTAGTTCAGATGTGGGATCCTATTGTTGATCTAAATAGGGCTGGGGTTGATGTACCTTGTAACACTTCTATCTACTTTAAAATAAGAGATGACGTACTACTTATGAACGTCAGTAATAGATCTAACGATATAATTTGGGGAACGTTTGGTGCTAACGTTGTACATATGTCTATGCTACATGAGTATGTAGCTTCTTCTATAGGCTATGAAATGGGAGCGTACACTCAAGTGAGCGACAGTTTTCATGCGTACACTGATGTATTTGATGACATGCATGCTAAGTTAGAAGCAGAAGATGCTTTTGATTACTACAGCATAAAACATAGCAGTAACCCCTATGAAAATAAACAAATAAACCCCTACCCTATGATGAGTGTACGTCAAGAGTTATGGGATGTTGACTTAACTGATTTTTTAAACCGTAAACCTTTTGAAGCATTATCGTTTAACGATGATTTCTTTAGTGAGGTTGCGTGTCCATTACAGGACGCGTGGCATTGTTATAAGAAGGGAGAGTATGAAGACGCGTTAGTTGAAGTTCAGAGGTGCGAGGCTACAGATTGGCGCACCGCTGGGTTTGACTGGTTAAATACATCAATTGATAACAAGGAAAAATAATGCCTACAATACCACAATGGTCTTACAGTAGACTGAAAACATTTGAAGGGTGCCCAAAGAAAGCAGAGTATGCGTACATTCAAAAAATTAAAGAGCCTGGAAATAAGGCGATGGACAGGGGTAAAGATATACATAAACTCTGTGAAGAATATATAAGAGGTAGGTATGATGAAATGCCAACAGCCCTTAAAGAATTTGAAGAAGCCTTTGACCTTTTAAAAGATATGCATTTAAAAGGGCATGTACTTTGTGAAGGTGACTGGGCGTTTACTACTGAGTGGACACCCACAGGTTGGTTTGATCACGATACGTGGGGTAGGGCTAAAGTAGATGCTTTTGTTCACGTTGAAGGTGATAAGAACGCTAGGGTAATTGATTTTAAAACAGGTAGGTATGAAGGTAACCAAGAAGGACATAGGGAACAGTGTGAACTATATGCTTCTATAGTATTTAAACGACTACCTGAATTAGAAACTATAACAACTGAGCTGTGGTATTTAGATCACGCTAAGTTAGATAGGTATCAGTATGATAAAGAAACAGTAGAAGCAAAACGTGAAAGACTAAACGCTAGGGCTGTTACGATGACCACGACTGAGGAGTTTCCAGCTAAACCCTCTCAGTTTAAATGTAAATGGTGTTACTTTGGCAAGCAAAATATTTGCCCAAGTCGCTTTGATTAAAGGAGAATAATATGGCTGCAGACTTTGATAGAATAAATGACCTAACTAAACAAGATATAGACGCTCTTAAAAAAGCTGAGATTTCTTATGGTGACAGTTGGCGTAAGCGTGGCGGTATAGGAGCTTTTATGATGCTCGCACGTAAATGGGATAGGATAGAAAATCAAACCAATAAGCAAGGTTACGATATGTTTGCTGCTATTTTTGCGGACACTAGTGATACTGGTTTATTAGATGACATACGCGACTTAAGAAGGTACTTACTATTAGTAGAGTCTTTTACTGGTCAAGTATTAGAAGAAGCTAAGGAACAACAAAATAATGATACTTGAAGTTATAGGAATAGTGATGAGTTTATATGTATTGATTATGATAATAATCGGTGTGGTTATGTATATTAAGGCGAGCAAATACTAATGCAATCTTCTTTGTTCACCCCTGAAGTTGACTGGGCACCCCCTAGCACGTTACCTGACCTAAGTCAGTTTAAAGAGGTAGCCGTAGACCTAGAAACCTATGACCCCCTACTCATGTCTCATGGACCGTCGTGGGCTTTTGAGGGGCAAGGTTATGTAACTGGTATAGCTATAGCTACAGAAAAGTTTGCTATCTACCTACCTATACAACATGTAGGTGGTGGCAACTTAGATAAAGGTGTAGTAACTAACTGGTTAAAACAAGAAATGGCGCACCCTAATGATAAAGTATTTCATAACTCCTTGTATGATTTAGGTTGGCTAAGAAGAATGGGGGTTCACGTTAACGGTACAATACACGACACTATGTTTGCTGCACCTCTAGTTGATGAGAATCAATTTGGATACTCACTTAATAAATTAGGTCAAAGGTATGTAGGTGAGGTTAAAGATGAAACACTACTTGAAGAAGCAGCGAGATCTTTTGGTTTAAACCCTAAGTCTGAAATGTATAAACTGCCTGCTAAATATGTAGGTGCGTACGCTGAACAAGATGCTGCGCTTACATTAAAACTTTGGAATATTTTAAAGGAAGGGTTAGTAAGAGAAAACGTACAGAAGATATACGAACTAGAAACTTCTTTGATACCTATACTTTTAGATATGCGTTGGAAAGGTGTGCCTGTAGATTTAGATAGAGCAGAAATAGTAAGTAAGCAATTACTTAAAGAAGAAAAATCTATACTAGAAGGGATTCATAAAGAGTTTGGAGTTATGCCTGACCTTTGGGCAGCAACTTCTATTGCTACTGTATTTGATAGAGCAGGGTTAAGTTACCCACGTACACCTAAGACACAAGCCCCTTCTTTTGCTGGAGACTGGTTAGAGGCTCATGACCACAAGGTGGCTAACGGCATAGCCAGAGCTCGTAAATTAAATAAAGCAAGAACTACCTTTATAGATAAAATGGTTTTAGAACATAATGTTAAAGGTAGGATACATGGAGAACTTCATCCACTTCGCTCTGACCGTGGTGGTACTGTAACAGGTAGATTCAGTAGTAGTAACCCAAACTTACAACAAGTACCAGCACGTAATGATTATATTGGACCTCTGATTCGTAGTATTTTTGTACCAGAAAAAGATATGCATTGGGGTGCGTTTGACTACTCTCAACAAGAGCCTAGACTAACCGTACACTATGCTTCTATAACCGAGCAGGAAGGTGCAGCAGACGCAGTAGACGCCTATAGAAACAAAGACGCAGACTTTCATCAGGTAGTAGCAGACATGGCAAATATAAGCCGTAAGGAAGCTAAGATTATTAACTTAGGCTTGAGTTATGGCATGGGTAAAGATAAATTAATATCTCAATTAGATATATCTCCTCAAGAAGCAGAAGTTTTATTTGATACGTTTCATAGGCGTGTACCTTTTATCAAAGGCTTAAGAGATCAATGTGCTAGGCTAGGTAACAACCGTGGATTTATTACTACAATTCTTGGTCGTAAGTGTAGGTTCAATCTATACGAGCCAAGGTTTGACAGAGACGTAGCCCTACCTTTTGCGGAAGCTCAAGAAAAATATGGTGAGGATATTAAACGTGCGTTTACATACAAAGCTATGAATAGATTAATACAAGGTTCAGCAGCAGATATGACAAAGAAAGCTATGGTCGAATTATACAAAGAAGGAATACTACCCCACACACAGATACATGACGAGTTAGATATTTCTGTTAGTAGCGTAGAAGATTGTGAAAAAATAATAGAGGTTATGAGAGATTGCGTCCCACTTATAGTACCTAATAAAGTAGACGCAGAAATAGGTTTGAGCTGGGGAACAGCAATATATAACTACAAGGAGTATGATTATGGTGGGTAAAAGAAAAGATTTACGCAAAAAATATTTCGAGATATTTATGCTTTCACTCAATAGTGAGTGCACGCTTGAAGAAATTGGTGTACGTTACGGTGTGACTAAACAAAGAGTTTGGCAGATAGTTAGATTCAATGAGTTAGGTGCGGGAGACTATTACTCTGGGTATAGCATGTACACTAAGCATCACAAAACTTTACTTAATGACATAAACCTTAGTACAATAGAAAGGAATAGACTTTTAAGAGACTGGTTAAGAACTAAAAATGTTCGTCTTATAAAAGGTAAAAACGATGGCACAAAAAGCTCTGCATGAAACCACTGGTTTAGCTGACTCCCCTTGTATCGGGATTTGTACAGTAACTCAATGGGGAACTAGAACTTGTAAAGGCTGTGGTAGAACAGCGAGTGAAATCAGAGAGTGGAATACCTTCTCAGATTTTGAAAAGAAATTAATCGTATTAAGGTGCTGGGAAGATTACTTACCGCGTCAAAAGAGAGAAATGCAAGAGCTCAGCAAAGTATAAAACCTGCCTTAAATTTTTGCACATATTTTTTTCAAACAGCCTCTAAAAAAAGTTACTGATTATCCTTTTATCTTTAACGCATATACCCTAATATTAATTTACTTATTATTAAAGGTAAGTTACTAACCAATTTCGGTTAGTATAAGTGGGAGATGATTATGGCAGCAGCCGTAGAAACCATGGCTTATGCAGGGGAAGTACCTTGGCATGGGCTAGGCGTTAAAGTTGACGGCAACTTAACACCTAAAGAAATGTTAGGAGAAGCTGGTCTTGATTGGTCAGTGAGTAAGCGTGATATATTTACATATGACACCGCTGACTCTAGTAAGTCGCAAGACCTTATTATGGCACCTAACCACTCGTTACTCGTAAGAGATAGCGATAACACTATTTTTGGACCATGTGGACCAAAATTTATACCAACCCAAAATGAAGACGCTTTTACGTTTTTCAAGAAGTTTACCGACGCTGGTAATATGAGTATGTCAACCGCAGGCTCATTAAAAGGCGGTAGACAAATCTGGGGGTTAGCAGAAATTGATGACAGTTTCACGCTACCTGGAGATGATAGGGTACTAGGTAACTTGCTTGTGTCTGTAAGTCACGAGTGGGGTAAAGCTAACGAAATTAGGTTTACGCCTATAAGGGTAGTATGTAATAACACGTTGAGTATGGCGTTAGCTGATAAAAGTCAGCCACATTTTAGAATGCCCCATACTAAAGTGTTTGACACTGAGTTAATAATGACTGCAGAAAAAGCGTTAGGACTAGCTAGTGACCGTATGAAAGAGTACAAAGAAGCAGCAGAATATCTCTGCAGCCGACAGTACAATGAGAATAGCGTTATTAGTTATATAGCCGACTTAATGCAACCTAAGTTAGCTATGCAGCAGAAAATACTAGAGAACACTAAAGACGAGAAAGCCTACGCTGCACGTGCGAGTATGCTTGACGAGTTTCAAAGTGCCCCTAGTAAAGTGTATGAGGCGTTAGAACAGCAACCTGGAGCTAACCTTAAATCAAGTAAGGGTACTTGGTGGGGTGCTATGAATGCTGTTACCTTTGTCGTGGACCATAAGTGGGGTCATGACCGTGACGCAGCAATGCATAACGCTTGGTTTGGTGGTAGGGCTAGTTTAAAAACTAGAGCTATGACCAAAGCTATAGAGTACGCAGAAGCTGCATAATGCACCCAGCGTACGATATATATTTCGTCTACTTCCGACCTGACTCTCCGAGTCGGGTTGTGAAGTTTGCTATGACGGACATGCATAAAATTAAACAAGGTGGCATCTACATGGGCGACCCTATGAAAATGTCTCCTGCTTTAGGAGTGCCTCAAGCTGAGCATTGGTACGAATTTTTTACAGGCAGAAAAAAGAAGTTTGACACACCTAAGTGTGGGCAGTTTGAGTTATATAAACTATTGATGAAAAAAGCGATACCATTTACCGAGGAAGATATGAAGAAAAGTTATAGAACACAGGTAGAGATACCAAAACCGAATAATTATTGTAAAGAAGTGAGTGCTCGTGACCCTTACGACACTAGTCAAGAATTATTACGCACCGATAAAATGCCTATGTCCGCTAAGAATAAGGAACGTATGAAACAGTACGAAAAAATCAAAACTATTCAAGACGTTCTAGATAAAGGTATACTTACCCTTAATGATATTAAGTACGATATTAAACTAGGATACATAAAGAAAATATGAGCTCTAACTATGAAGTGATTTGGGAAATGGTTTATCACAATCCTAATGAAGTTGATCACACACCTTCTCGTGTTGTTCTAAAACTAGACCGCAATAATCCTTCAGCGTTAAAAAATGAAGAACTTTTTGACTGGTTAGCTGTTCATAAAGACGAAGTAGCTAGGGCAGTTATAAAGTCTTTAAACAGTAAAACAGGCACAAGTAAGTACCAATTTGTCACCGTTAGTAAAATACCTTTTTATACTGAAGCTATTATATAGACGCCTTGTGACCGCTTTTAAGCCCTTGATTTAAATAACCCTACCTAACCCCTACCCTAAAATAAGAAAAGCGTCAGAGCCTTTAATGCATTTTTAGATTCTAGTATACTTTGTATAAGATCAGTATTACTATATATACTATATATAATAGGAGATATAAATGGAAGTAAAAGAAAGTGTAATGTATACTATTTCTCACGGAAACCATGGTGGGGATATTCAATCAATAACAGTCGCACATGAGAAAGATATTACGGCTGAGTGCATATTAATTGAAGAAAAATTTAACCCTGAATTTATTTCAGTATCAGAAATGACTATGAAAAGTTGGTACTACAAAGATGAAGGAGGAATTATAAATGAGCGAGATAGAGCAAGGCATTGAAATACCCCGCGCCGACTATAAAGGAAAATGGAGATTTCATGAGTACGAAGTCGGCGATAGTTCAGCTATTCCTTACGAAGATAATGAACTAGAGGTTACTCGTTTTAGAGTTGCTGCTAGTGCTTATGGTAAACGTAACGGTAAAGCATTTATTAGTAGGAACACCGTAGAAGAGGATGTTAGAGTACTTAGAGTATGGAGGGTAGAATAATGACTAATACACCTCACTCAGAAATAAAAATAATGACTGCTAAGGACTTAGAACAAGCTAACGCAAAAGCCATAAA